TTACCCGTCGTCTTATCCGTGCCCGCATCCGGTTAAGTCCGGCACGACCGGATAAGGTTTACGCAAAGGTTTACATCAATACCGGCAACCTGCCCGCCATCAAACTGGGGGAGGCCCGCGTTCGACTTTCCCGCAGAAAACGGAGAAAGAAAGGACAGCGTGCGGCCCTGAAAGGGGGCGGCAGTGTGCTGATTGTGGGGAAAAGACGGATCCCGGACGCCTTTATCACCCGGCTGGCTAACGGACGCTGGCATGTGATGCAGCGTATGCCGTGGGCATCATCATCCACCGGCGCGGACAGCAAAGGGAGGCCGAAACGCCACCGTCTGCCGATCGAAGTGGTGAAGATTACGACTGCCGGACCGCTGGCAGAAACCTTTGAACGTGAACGGGACCGGATGTACCGGGAAAAATTACCGGCGCAGATGATGAAAGCCATGACGCATCAGTTACGCCTGGTGCTGAAAAGAAAATGACTGGGAGGGTGTATGAAACACCGTGAAATACGGGCGGCAGTTCTGTCTGCCCTGAAAGAAAATATTTCTGAGAGGGTGAGCTGGTTTGACGGTCGCCCGGTTTTTATTGATGAACAGGAACTGCCTGCTGTTGCTGTTTACCTGACAGATGCGTCTGCTGCTGACGAGTTCGTTGATGAGGGAACCTGGGAGGCGACACTGCATATTGAGGTTTTTCTCAGGGCAAAAGAACCGGACTCGGCACTGGATATGTGGATGGAAGAAAAAATTCTTCCTGCGCTGGAGGCAGTTCCCGGGCTCAGTGCATTACTGCTGAAGATGAATCTTCAGGGGTATGACTACCGCCGGGATGATGAGTTTATGATGTGGGGATCGGCAGATCTCCTGTGGAAAATTACCTACGAGATGTGAGGACGATATGGCAACACCAAATCCCCTTGAGCCGGTAAAAGGTGCCGGTACCACTCTGTGGGTTTACAACGGCAAGGGTGATGCTTATGCAAACCCGTTGTCAGACGATGACTGGCAGCGACTGGCTAAGGTGAAGGATCTGACGCCGGGCGAGATGACGGCAGAACCCTACGATGATAACTACCTGGATGATGAAGACGCGGACTGGACCGCGACCGGGCAGGGGCAGAAGTCTGCAGGAGATACCAGTTTTACGCTGGCCTGGAAACCGGGAGAAGAAGGTCAGAAAGGGCTTATAGGCTGGTTTGAAAGCGGGGATGTGCGGGCCTATAAAATCCGTTTCCCAAATGGCACGGTGGATGTGTTCCGTGGCTGGGTCAGCAGTATCGGTAAGGCCGTGACGGCGAAAGAAGTGATCACCCGCACGGTGAAAGTCACTAACGTGGGCAAACCTTCCGTGGCGGAAGAACGCAGCGAAATTACGCCGGCCACTGCAATTAAGGTGACACCGACATCCGGTACGGTGGCAAAAGGGAAAACAACCACCCTGACTGTTTCTTTTGAGCCGGAAAGTGCAACCGACAAGACGTTCAGAGCGGTTTCCGCCGATCCGTCGAAAGCCACCATTAGTGTGAAAGATATGACAATTACGGTAAACGGCGTGGCGACAGGTAAGGTGCAGATCCCTGTGGTGAGCGGAAATGGTCAGTTCGCCGCAGTGGCTGAAGTCACCGTTACTGAAGCGGGCGCTGCAGGGTAAACGGAGGTAATACATGTTTCTGAAAACAGAACAATTTGAATATAACGGTGTGTCCGTCACGCTTTCCGAATTGTCTGCGCTGCAGCGGTTTGATTATATAAAGTTTGTTTCAGACGCAGAACAACAGGAGACAACGAAGCATGATGTCGTGCACATTAACCAGCGATATCTGGAAACGGCATCCCTGCTTGTGGCGATGTCGCTATGGCATTCCCATTCCCTCAAAGGCACTCTGGCCTCTCCGGAGACAGAGATGCAGCAGATCCGCCGTGAAGTGATGCTGGGATGGCCTGCTGATGCACTGAATCAGGCAACGAACCGGGTGCTTTATCTTTCAGGTATGCTGGATAACCGGCACGATGCCGATCCTGAACAAACCGGTAAAGCAGAAGCGACTGAGTCGGTAACATCAAAAAAGCATTCGAAGGCGAGCTGAACTTTGTCCTGAAACTGGCGCGAGAGATGGGGAGACCCGACTGGCGCGCCATGCTTGCCGGGATGACATCCACCGAATATGCCGACTGGCGACGTTTTTACTGCACGCATTATTTTCAGGATACCCAACTGGACGCTCATTTTTCCGGGCTGATGTACGCCGTACTCAGCCTGTTTTTTGGCGATCCGGATATGCATCCGGCGGATTTCAGTCTGCTTGCTCCAGCGTGTGAGGAAGAGCAGACGGAGATGCCGGACGAGGAAGAAATGCTGATGCAGAAAGCGACAGGAGTTGCCGGAGGCGTCCGGTTCGGAGGGGACGGAGGGCGCGATATTTCACCTTCTGCGGATGTGGTGGATGTCAGCGAGGATGATGTTGCATTAATGATGGCTTCAGCGGGGATTTCCGGAGGTGTGAGATATGTCCCAGCCAGCGGGTGATCTGGTTATTGATTTGAGTCTGGATGCGGCCCGGTTTGATGAACAGATGGCCCGGGTACGCCGTCATTTTTCCAGTCTGGAGGCGGACGCCAGAAAAACCGCCAGTGCTGTTGAACAGGGCCTGAGCCGCCAGGCGCTGGCTGCACAAAAAGCCGGGATTTCCGTCGGGCAGTATAAAGCGGCCATGCGAACCCTGCCCGCACAGTTTACGGATATCGCCACGCAGCTTGCCGGTGGTCAGAATCCCTGGCTGATCCTGCTGCAACAGGGCGGTCAGGTGAAGGACTCCTTCGGCGGGATGATCCCCATGTTCAGGGGGCTTGCCGGTGCGATCACCCTGCCGATGGTCGGGGTCACCTCGCTGGCGGTGGCGACAGGTGCGCTGGTGTACGCCTGGTACCAGGGAGATTCCACGCTTTCAGCGTTTAATAAAACCCTAGTTCTTTCCGGTAATCAGTCCGGACTGACTGCCGATCGCATGCTGACGCTCTCAAGAGCCGGGCAGGCAGCAGGGCTGACGTTTAACCAGGCGAGAGAGTCACTGGCAGCCCTGGTGAATGCCGGTGTGCGTGGTGGTGAACAGTTTGATGCCATCAACCAGAGTGTCGCGCGTTTTGCTTCTGCATCCGGTGTGGAGGTGGACAAGGTTGCAGAGGCTTTCGGAAAACTGACCACCGACCCTACGTCGGGGCTGATTGCGATGGTGCGCCAGTTCCGTAACGTGACGGCAGAGCAGATTGCGTATGTTGCGCAGCTGCAGCGTTCCGGTGATGAGGCCGGGGCCTTACAGGCGGCGAACGATATCGCCACGAAAGGCTTTGATGAGCAGACCCGTCGCCTGAAAGAAAACATGGGGACACTGGAGACCTGGGCGGATAAAACCGGGAAGGCATTCAAATCGATGTGGGATGCCATTCTGGATATCGGTCGTCCTGAGTCCTCAGCGGATATGCTCGCCAGTGCACAGAAGGCATTTGATGAGGCGGATAAAAAATGGCAGTGGTACCAGAGCCGGAGCCAGCGCCGGGGAAAAACCGCCTCTTTCCGGGCCAACCTTCAGGGCGCATGGAATGACCGGGAAAATGCCCGTCTGGGGCTGGCAGCGGCCACGCTGCAGTCGGATATGGAAAAAGCCGGTGAACTGGCCGCCAGGGACCGGGCCGAACGGGACGCATCACAGCTGAAGTATACCGGAGAGGCGCAGAAGGCGTATGAGCGTCTGCTGACGCCGCTGGAGAAATATACCGCCCGTCAGGAAGAACTGAATAAGGCCCTGAAAGACGGGAAAATCCTGCGGGCGGATTACAACACGCTGATGGCGGCGGCGAAAAAGGATTATGAATCGACGCTGAAAAAGCCGAAGTCGTCAGGAGTCAAAGTGTCAGCCGGTGAGCGTCAGGAAGACCAGGCGCATGCTGCCCTGCTGGCGCTTGAAACCGAGCTCAGGACGCTGGAAAAACACAGCGGTGCGAATGAGAAAATCAGCCAGCAGCGTCGCGATTTATGGAAAGCGGAAAATCAGTATGCGGTCCTGAAAGAGGCTGCCACGAAACGGCAGTTATCTGAGCAGGAAAAATCCCTGCTGGCGCATAAAGACGAGACGCTGGAGTACAAACGCCAGCTGGCTGAGCTGGGAGACAAAGTTGAACACCAGAAACGGCTGAATGAGCTGGCACAGCAGGCTGCGCGGTTTGAGCAGCAGCAGGGCGCGAAGCAGGCGGCAATCAGTGCCCAGGCGCGGGCCTCACCGACCGTCAGGCGCAGCGGGAGTCGGAAGAGCAGCGCCTTCGTGACGTGTACGGTGATAATCCGGATGCGCTGGCGAAGGCCACATCTGCACTGAAGAACACCTGGTCTGCGGAGGAGCAGCTTCGTGGAAGCTGGATGGCCGGACTGAAGTCCGGCTGGGGCGAGTGGGCGGAAAGTGCGACGGACAGTTTTTCGCAGGTTAAAAGTGCTGCCACGCAGACCTTTGA